AGGAGTACACCGCTATGGTACTCTCTGGTACTTGCACCGTGGCACACCTTGTCAGCGACGCTGAACGGAGAGCATGGACAGCTCTGGGTGGGGTTCAAGGCAGGCGTTCAGAGCGCGACTCTCGTCGATTCGAGGTGGGTGAGGTTAGGGAAGTTCGAGTTGTCTGGCCGGTGATCGCCTTCGTCTTAGGGATCACTGCGCTAGCGACCACTTTCAATTGGTGGCTTGGGGAAACCTCTGGCTGGTGGTACGACGGTTGGGGCTTACTTGGCTTTGTTGAGCGGGTAAGACACGTCGTGCATGCTTGGTTTGTTGCTCGTAGAGTTACGGGACCGTTCGGGCTGGAGTTAGCCGATCGGGGTCTCCCTCTCGAGTACATCCTGGCGGGCCTTGGGTGGACGTTTGCTGTCATTGTGAGTGTCGCTATTGTGATGCCAGATGACTTGAGGGACCTGAGCCGAATCTTCGGTCGATCGGGGAGAGTGATTCGCAAGGCAGGGAAGTAGGGAGGTACATCTTTAACCGGTATTGGTGTCTGCGTGGGGCCTAAAAGGCATTTACCCTTAAGAGCAGACGCTGAGTTAGACCTACCGGGAGAAGAGTCACTCCAGATGACCTGCGAGCCTGCGAAGAGGAGGATGTACGTGCTTCACGCACCTACGGTGGAGGGTTGTTGGGTACCAGCTGTGCACGCCAATTGCATGCATAATGAGGAAGCTGCCCTACGACTTCGCACTCTCGGGCCGACGCCTGAGGATCCGGACAACGATGAGTTAGAGAGACACTTCAGACGGTTTTACGTGTTCATGAAGAAACTCAACGTTGAGCGGTGGTCCCGAGAGAGGGTGGTCGAGTCTTACTCAGGAAGACTTCGACGTAGATACCAGGAAGCTCTTGAATCTTTGGATAACGATGGCGCTGTCTCTAAGCTTGACAGTCGATTGAGCGCCTTCGTGAAAGCTGAAAAGTTTAATCCCTTGCTTAAACAAAGTAAGCCGCGTATGATCATGGCTCGTACGCCCAGGTTCAATCTAGAGCTAGCCACCTACCTTAAACCAGTTGAGCATGCAATATGGAACAACTGGAAGTACGGTGGGGGGGGTGTCGCACCCACGCGAGTTGTAGCT